CGCGTTTTTGTCTTTCCCGAGGTAGAGCCCTTTCCCGATCCCGGTGTGTTGCGCCGAGTCTGCTCCCTCTACCCGGTAGTAGGTGTTCGGCTTGCTGTTTTGTGGCTTGGACCAATAGTTGAACTTGTAATCCATCTGGTTGAAGCTGTCCGATCCGACGATGTCCTCCAGCTCCTTTTTGTACTCCGGGTCTTTCACCGCGTCGGTGTAGTCGAAGTCGCTCTGGAGGTTGATCTTGGCGAACATCTCCGCTTCCTTCTGGGCGGCTGCGAGCTTGGCTGCCTGCTCTGCGTCTGCCTTCAGCTCGGCTGGTGTCTTCTTGCTGGCGATCTTCAGCCCGCTTTCTATGTCCCCGGCTATGTAGTTGTCGGCGATGAAGTACGGCTTGGCAATGCTGGCCTTGATCCGGTCCGCGTTGTCTGCCACCCAGCCGGTGAAATTCTCCGGGACCTTGCTCACGAGGTTTTTGCTCTGGGTGTCCGTTGGTAGCCCGGCGAAGATCTTAGTGGTGTCTTCTGCCAGCTCCTCCGGTGTTTTTAGGATGAATGTCATCGGGCAGAAGCAGTGCGGGTGCCATCCTGTGTATTTGAATTCCTTTGGGTATTTGCCCTTCAAAACGTCGCAAATGTCGTATACCTTGTGGGCGTTGCTCAATTTTATTTCGACGCCTACCACGAAGTCCAGCTGCTGGATCCGGGCGTGGTCGCTGGCCCTGTATGCCATATTGTTCTCTGTCCGGGTGAGTCGCTGGGCGTTTTTGAGGCTGCTCCGGTAAACTCCCCGGCCCGGTGCGTATTTCGGCTTCTCGACCTTCCACGTTTCGGCCCCGGTGATCGGGTCGATGTACCGGCGGCGCAGCTGCTTGATCTGGATCTTGTTTCCGTTGCTGTCCAGCACGTCCTTCCCGGTGCTGTCCTTTAGGTTCATCACGAAGCGCTTGTACACCCGGTCTGGTTCGATGAGGTTCTTCCGAAGCTCCCGGGCCATCTCTGCTGCTGATCGCCCGTTGCGGATCCCGTCGTCGAGGCCCATCTCGATTTCCTTTTTGAACTGATCGGTGTGTTTCCAGATGCGCTCCGAAAGTCCGAGCCCTCCGACCTTGCGCTGCTGAAATGCCGCGAGCGCGTCGGCGTTGTTGTTGAAGTATTTTTTCTTCTTCTCCTCGTCGAGTGTCGCGAAAAGCCCGCCCATTGTTGGTTTGTCCAGCCCGAGGATCTGGACGACAAGCTCGTCGTTTTTCTTGTTGGCTGCCTTCCACTCGAGCTCTGTCCCTTTGGCGACCACGGCTTGGATCTGCTTGCTCATTATAGTCTGGAGCTTGTCGATCCGGTATTTGGTCCCGGGGTAGTCGTCAAAGCTGAACGGCTTGTCTGGGTTGAAATGGGAAATTGAAGCACCGATGAGTGAGGCTTCGTGGGTGGCGTGTTGGTAGATAGCCTCTACCTTTTTTTGGTTTGCGGCGATCCTCTGCTGGTGCTCCAATTCCCAATTTTTCATTTTCCTGCTGGTGTTTGTTCTGGTGCTGGTTCGTCTGTTCTCTTGGCGGGCCAGATGTACTTGTCGTTAAGCGTTGCTCCTACGTGGATCCTCCCTGCTTTCCACAGGCTGTTCAGCGAGTCGTTTACTTGCTCGGTGGTCCAGCTCTGGTGGATCCCGCTCTGGATCTCCCGGTCCAGCTCTCGTCTGGTAACGTGGGCCGGGGCTTTTCCTTTGGCGACCTTCCGGGCTGAAATGTCCCGGATGGTCTGGAGTATGGTGGCGTCGATCATAGTCCTGCTGGCATTAGGTCGCTCTGTGCTTCATCCTTCAACTCCTGCATGGTCTGGTCTACGTCGTCGCTCCAGCCCAGCATTTTGACGGCCTGCTTCTGGCTCATGATCGGCTTCCCTCCTGTTGCTGTGGTCAGGTTGCTGATCGTGTCCTTGTCGTCCGTGATGGTGTATGGCGTGATGATCGTTTCGACCTGGAGGCTGTCGACGGCTGCCTGCAAGTTCGACGGGAGGATGGTTTTTAGGAAGGCTTTCACTACGTTGATCTCCCGGTCGAGGGCTTCGATCCACATTCCGCTCTCGTCTGTCACCTTGAGCTGGGCGTCGATGAATAGCATCTTGCGGGCTTCCCCGCTCATCGGCGTGCTTTTCATGGATTCGTAGCTGTTGTCCGGGAGCTGTAGCTGGGTGAAAAATGCGGCCTTCAAAGTCTCAACGTGGAATTTTATAGACTCTGTCGCTTGGGGCCACGTGATGTACTGCGCCTGCGCTCCCTGCGGGAATTTCATAACCGTGAGGTGGTCGTTGTCCTTGCTTCCGCCCAGCTTGACCTCTTTGTCCGAAAAGAGCCCGAAGATCGGCTTGCTGTTTTTGCGGATGTAATTCCCGTTGCGGCTCAAGGTCCACTCGATTTCGTAGACGTTCTCGCTCTGGTCTTCCCAGATCGGGGCTGGTCTGGTAATGTAAACCGCCGGGATCTTCCCGATGGTTGTCTGCTCCCGGATGACCTCGGTCCAATCGCTTCCTTCCTGCTTCCATTGGATGTGCTCGGTGTCGGTGAAAGTGTCAAAGTAGGACGTGCTGGTCTTTCCTTCCGTCCTGCGGTATTCGATGGACAGGGCCTTGAGGTCTCCGTACTCGTCAAAGAGCGGGTACAAAATGTCGCCGTTCATCGGGCTGTAATTCTTGCACCGGAGCTTGAGCTTGCTCTGGATCCCGTACTGCGTGTTCGGGCTCTCGACGGCAAACCAAAGCGTGACGCATTCGCAGGCTGCGTTTACCAATTTTCCCCGGTCCATGTTCACGCTGTTGATCCGGTTTCTCTGGAGGACCTTCTCCAGAATCTTGGCGACCTCCTCCTCCTGTGTGTTGGTGGTTTGGTAGATCCGCTTTACCGGGATCCCGAAGGTGAGCTGTGCCATGCGCTTCACGGAAAGGCGCTGCAAGTCCTGTGTCACCCGGGAAACCTTTTTAATCCCGTCGCTGGCCACGACGTCGTTGTATGACGGGTCGGTCATTACCGGGTGTTTCTTCGGGTCGTATTCCTTCTCGAGCTCGGACCACGGGCGCAGCGTGATCGTCTTCTGTTTTAGGTCGGCGATGATGTCTTCTGCTGGCCTTCCTGTCTGGGTGATTTCTTCGATTGGCTTCATTCTGTCTGGGGGTTTGGGGGGTTAATAAAGTGCGGCCTCCAATTCTGCGAGGTCCGTTGTCTGTTCTGTGGTTTCGTATTTCTCGATGATCCCGGTCAGCGCGTCCGGGGCGTCGTCGTGCTTGTTGTTTCCTTCCTTCCGGTAGCCGAGGACGTCCCGGGAAAACTCGGGCCAGCGCCGTTGCCATCCCGCGGGAAATAGGATCATGTTCTGGACCTCGTTGGATCTGGAGAAGATTCGGACGGCCTTATTGTCTGCCTGCGTGAACGTGTTGATCGTTGTTTTGAAATTCCCGCCAATTCGCAGCTGATTTTCCACGGCCCGGGCAAATCCCCGCCCTCCGTTGTTGCTTTCAATATTCGCGACCTGAATGCGGTTTTTGGACAGCATTTCGGCTGTGGCTGGCTCTGTGTATTCCATCGGCTTCTTGGTGTACAGGATGTCGGTCACAAAGCAGCCGATTTCGGTTTCTTCGTAGCAAATCGAGGCGAGGTAGTCGCTCCCTGTGTCTGCTGTGTCCGTGTAGTTCTTCCGGGTGCTGCGGTGGGTGATCGGGATCTTCTCGTATTCTTTGAATCCCTGCGGGTACATCAAGCCCTCGATCGGCTTCGGGTCCTGCTGGTATTGCGTCTCAAAAACGTAGCTGTTGGCTTCCCGGATCTTGTGCAGCTCCTCGATGGTGTGCTTGTGGGGCCAGAGGGCTTGCTCTGTCCCGTCCTTTGCCCGGGAAATGCAGGGGATGGATAAAACCTCCCATTCGCCCGGTTCTATGCTCTGGAGGTAGCCCGTGAGGTCGTGTTCGTGGAGCCGCTGCATGATGATCACGATCGGGGTGTGCCTGCTGTTTACCCGGTTGCGGATCGTGTTCTCAAAGCGTTGGTTTACCCTCTCGCGGATGGTATCGCTCAAGGCGTCCTCTGGCTTGATCGGGTCGTCGATGACGATGGCCCCGGCAAAAAGGGAGCTGTTGCTTTTCCTTTCTCCTGTGAATTTGTCCAACTCTTTGTTTTCCCTTTCGACCTCCCCGGCTCCGAATCCTGTAACCTGGCCCTGTGTGCTGACGGCGTAAAGTCCGCCACCGGCTGCGGTGTTCCATTTGGTCCCGCTGATCCGTTTGCCTACCAGCGCGGATCCCGGGAAAAGGGCGGCGTAGATCGGCTCCTGCATGATCTCTTGGATCGCCCGGCTGTTGTCTGTCACCAGCGCGTCGCTGTATGAAAGGTGGATGAATTTTGAGGCCGGGTTGATGGCAAAGCCCCAGCTGATGAAATTCTTCACGGCGATCTCGGTCTTGCTGTAGCGCGGTGCGATGTTGATGATCAGCTTCGGGCATTCGCCGTCCACCACGCGCTGAAGTGCCGCGCAGATCTGGCGGTGGTGGCTGTTGGTGATAAACGGCTTTTTGTACTGCGCTGCGAACATGGCCTGCGTGTATTTTTCGAGGCTGGTCCGCATCAGCAGGCTTGCTTCCGCTCTGGGGTTTTTTACTATGCGCCGCACGTCATTTTATTTAGAAGTTCCTCGTATTCCTTCCTGCTCATCGGTGTGTCCGGGATGAGCGGGATCCCGGCTGGTCCTGTCATCTCGATCGGCTGGAGGCTCTTGCCCCAGATCCGGTCCATGATTTCGTTGATCGTCTTGGTGCTTCCGTTCTGGGCGTCGGTGATCATCCCGCGGATCTGGCACGTGATGGCAAACGGGACGTCCGGGTTTCGCAGCATGGCTTCGATCTGTGTCTTGGTGCATCCCAAAATGTAGCCGAGGAGCTTGGCGGCGTCCTCTTTGCTCAATTTCTCCTCCTCGTCTTCCACCTTCAGCGTGCGTATGAGCTGGTTGATCCTCGAGGGTTTCCGCCCCGGGTTTTTCGGCTGGTTCGTTTTGCTGAACCGGGGGCCGATCTTGTTTCCCTTCTCAAATCTCGCTTTTGCCATCGTCCGCTGTTTTTCTGCTGTTTTCCCGGGTTAGTTGTAGCTGATCCCGTTGATGGTAATTTTCACCAG